AGGTTGTGCTGACGAGCGATCTCAGTCTTGCGCATGGTTGTCTCTTCTAGCAATTTCAGCACCGACTTGACCACCTGGTCAGGAACCCCGTATGGAAACCTGCGAGTGGCGGCTGACTCCCAACCGGCTGACCTTTCACTGTGGCGCGCTTGGGCGCTTATGGCTTGTGCGAATTTGCACATACTTCTACTCCTCAAAACGGTATTTCTTGAACCCACGATTCGCAGGCGTTTTCTCTAGTAATAAATTCTTGCGGGGGCGATGCCTCAAATGTAGTGCAGTAACCCGGCTGGTCTGCCATCCGCTCACAACTTAGGCAGTTGCGCTTCACTTGGCTGCGCGCCAAAAGCTCAGCGGCCTGAGCCTCTTTCATCTTGCGCATCTGCTCTAAGAAGGCATCCATCAGTCCGAAACCTTGCCATTAAATGCTTGGCGCAAGCTGTCGGTTGTCGCATCGCCAATGATGCGAGGGTCTTCAGCTGCAGCGATCTCGCTAGACAAATAACCACTTGGCCCATTCACAAACTGATTGCCAGTGAGCTTGTTGGTGTAGGTGACGCTATCGCCGTCTGTGTCAGTGGCCTCTGCCCAGTTCGCCAGCAGCGGCGGTATGAAATTGTGGTGGTCGCAGCCAGCGGTTTGCGCGGCCTTGTCTATGAGCTTTTCGTGCTTGCCACATTTCCACTGGCCATCGGTGCCAGTGAGCACTGGCGTTGAGTGAGCGCAGGTTCTGCAGTTCATGGCTGGGGTGGTGTTTGTGTGACATACCGGGTGGTAGTCGCAGAACTTGCACTTGTACCAAGTGGGGTCATCGCTCATGCGCTCCAGCGGGCCTTCGCTGGCTATTATGTTCTTGGCCTTTCTTAGTAGTTGCTCAGCTGCCTGCTGGTCATACACAACCCGCTCAAAATAGAGATCGTCATTGTCTTTGTTGACGGCTTGGTAGAGTGCCCACTTGAGATCCATCTTGTGCATATAGATCTGCATCTGGGCGAAGTGCTCTGGCTTACTTGTCAGCACGCCTTGCCGCACAACGGCATTGAAGCTTTTTGTGTTGTGCGTTTTTTGCTCGCTGACGTGCGGGACTTCTGGCGCGTCTGGCAGACCCAGCACTACGCCATCTAGTGAACCGCCAAAGTGCCCACCAACGTCTGATATGCGCCACTGCTCACCTGTTTCCGCGGCCACATCCCAAACGGTCAGCCCGCCCTGTTTTAGGTATTCGTTAAATCTTTCTTCTTCGTTTTGCCCGCGCGAAAAAAGGCGCAAGATGCGCGCGTGGTGCAGCTTTTTGGCAACCCAGCGAAACGTGTACCAAAGCTCTCGGCTGCAGTCGCGGCCAATAATGCTTGCGCCAAGATGTGCGCGACCAGGCGAATCGTCCTGGTCGGCTTCAATGGCTTCGTTTATTGCCGCGAGTGTTTTTTCTGCCAATAAAATTGTCATGCTTGATCCTTTAAAAAGCAGCCACGCCCCCGGCACGAGGAGGAGCGCCAGTTTGGTGTAGGCGCAGCTGCCAAAAATTTAGCCCCGCCTATCGACCACGGCGACGGGGAACCGCTAATGAGGAGGAAGGTGAACCCCCCTTGGTCTTTATTTTTCCCAAGGCTTTGCTGGTGCGCCGCCGGGTATGTCATCAACAAACGCTGCTGGCGCGGGCGCGGCAGGCGCTACCGGTGCGGCACCAGCTGGTGCTGCGTAGCCTTTAATTTCATTGCTGGCTTCATAGCCATTGCTTGCGGGCGAAACCTGCACTGCGATTGTGATTTCCTTGTAGTGCAATTCGTCGCTGTCATCTATTCCGCCTTTGCCCATTGCTGTGCAAATCGCTGCTAGATCTTGCTGTGCGATCTTGACGGCAGTGGGGTTTGGGTTTTCCACGTTAAGGCGGTCCCAGATCATGCGACCCTTGTGCTCGCCTTTCGTGATCTCCCAGACCAGCTGCAAGTAGCGGCCATCGCCGCGCTTGGTTGGTTTCATTTCTGAGTCAGTGATGAGCGCCACATAGTTGCCGTTTGGCACCGGCTGGCGTGACGGGCGTTCTTCTATTTCTACGCTTGCTGCGCTGAATACTAATGAGGCCATTTTTCTATCCTTTTGCTTGTGTTGTTACTGGTGTGGGGTTGAGTGCTGCGGCCAATGCTGACCACGAAAGATCTAGTTCGTCTGGCAAATTGAATCTGTTCTTGGCCACATAGCTTGGCGTTTCTGTTGTACACATCACGCGCTTGCCGGTGCTGATGCCTCGCGTGCGCGAGTTGCCAAAGCCGGTATCTTCTTTCTTTGTGATGTTCTTGTGCTTACAGAAAAGCACCATGTCGCAGCTTTCTTGAACGAGCGCGCTGGCTTTTGAGTGCAACTTTATGTCGTACCGATCAATTTGGTCTAATTCTGGATCTTGATGTTTTCTTATTTGGTGATGGGCTATCAACAGCACGGACATCTTGCGCTGATCGCGCAAACCACGCAGGGCCATTAACAACTCACGCCACAGGTCTAGCGCCATTACATAGCCTTTGCCATAGGTGAGTTGCTCGATACTTTTAACATTGTTGTCGGCGCAAACTTTCTTCCAGATCAGTGGCTCTAGGTGGTCTAGGCTGTCTAATGCCAGCGTCTTAAATTTATGGTCGCCGTACAGCGCGCCAATGGCCTGCAGCACATCTTCATAGTTTTGCGCCACTGGAAATGCGTCAAGCGTCAAACTTCCCGCGCCATCTTCAGTGGGCAGAAAAACTACCTTGTCTGCTTGGCTTGCAACTGTCGTTTTGCCTACGCCGCTGGTGCCATACAGAATGGCAAACACTGGGCGGTCATTCTTCGTTTTTGAGATTGCTGATAGGTCGAACGCCATTAGTTTTGCTCCGCTGTTTTGACTGTGATATTTGGCTTGCGCGGGGTGGTGGTGATCGCCTCGCTGATGATTTTGTAGGTGTCAGGCTCGTTCTGAAGCAAGAACTTGAGGCGAGTTTCGTCTAAAATTTCAACGAGCTTGATGGGGTGCAGGTCTGTGGGGATTCTTTTCTGGATGCGCTTCCAAGTGTCCCAGTGAATACTGCGACCATAAGCATTTTTAACGGTGATCTTGGTGCCGTCTGAGAGGGTGGTGGTGCAAGCGCCTTCTTCGCGCTGATCCAAAAACGGCAGCATATCGCTCTCGCACTTCACGCGCTCAAGCTTGGCTTTTTCTTCTGCGTCTTTGAGTAGTCGCCATCTGAATGCGATGGCCTCTATTGATGGCTCGTTTGAGCCAAGGGTGGGGGTGGGTTGTTGGTTGGTTGCTTCGTTCACTTACTGTCTCCATTTCTATAACAGGAGAAACAGTAAGGCGTACAAAAATATCTGTCAACTAAAAGTGTACAAAAAGTACAGAAAAGATCACACGCTAAAAGCTTATGGCAATCACATTGCTAGTTTCATCCAGTTCGGACGTGTTCCAGTGCCATTCGCGGAGGTCATAGATGCTGGCTTTTTGCCGCGCTAAATCAAGCATTAGCCTGCGATGCGCAGGTTTGATATCGCAATAAAAAATCTCTTTGTCGATTCTAATTGCAAGCATCGCGCGATCAAGAAAAAGCACTACCGCCTCGCTAACAAATCCACAATAAAAGGTTTTGTGAAACTTTCTGTTCACGGCGGCAAGGTGGTTGCGTTTTTCCACAGAGCCAATTCTGTATATGAAATCAAATCTCTCTCTCGACGTAAAATTGCCAACGGTCATTAGGCTATAGCCTGAGAGAGTTGCGAAGTGACGAGCTTCTCCCTCTAACAGCCTTGCGGCGTATTCGTCCCACACGCGCTGCTTTTGCAGCATTTTATTATTATTCTTCTCCACCTGATTTTTCTCCTGCCACCGATTCAATCTCAATGAAACGGTCTAATAAATATAAAAAAGTAGCTTTTGACTCTTCGCTCAGTTGGCCAACCTTGTTTGAAATGTCATCGCTTTCTGTCGAATCGACATCGCGCCCGAACAGCAGCCAAGTCGGCTTCACGTTAAAAACTTTGGCCAGCTTAATTACGCTTGCTCGATTTGGCACGCTCATGCCTTTTTCGTACTTATGAATTTGATTGTGACTAATCCCCGATACTTCAGCCAGCCGTCTCAAACTGAGATCCCTAGCTCTTCGGAGATCCCCTATGCGATCACCGATTTCACTCATGCTCTTGTCCTGTTTTGTTATGTCCCCCGAATGTATCCCTTTGGGTGACAGTTCGCAACAAAAACAAATAAAAGTCAGTCACCTTTGTTTACTGTCACCTTTTGGTTGTACAGTTGAAACATGGACAACGAAAACCTATGGCAGAAAATTAAAGTTAGCGACCTTGCCACTCGCTTAGAGATCTCTCGCGGGTCAGTATATAAATGGAAGTGGGCAGACAAAATACCAGCTGAGCGCGTGCTTCAAGTTGAGTCAATTACCGGCATACCGCGTGCTGAGCTTCGCCCGGACCTCTTTGGCGAACAGGCCAGTGGCTGAGCTTATGACAGATCGTGAGCAAGCCAAAGAAGAGGCAAGGGCGCTTTGGGAAGAGGGCTTCACCGTGGTGCCTGCTCACCCGGTTGATAAGCGGCCAGTGGTTAGCTGGGCCAAGTATCAAGCGGCTGAGCCGCCAACAGAGGAGGTCGAATACTGGCTTTCTTCTGCAAAGTTCAGCGGATGCAATTGGGCAATTGTTACCGGCAAGCAGATTGTTGTCGTTGATGCAGACTCAGACTCTGCGATGGCTTATGTAGAAAAAGAACTCACGCACACGCCGCGCACTGTGCGCACATCAAAAGGAAAGCACTACTACTTCCAGGCAGACCCAAACTTTGAGATCCGCAACGGGGTCAACCCAGACCTTCGCATTGATTTAAGAGGCGCTGGCGGTTGTGTCATCGCGCCAGGGTCAATCCATGAGAGCGGCCATATATATGAAAGGCAAGATGATCCGGGCGTGGATGTGGATTGGCGAATGCTGCCGAAGCTGTCTGCCCATGACCTGCGCAAAATAGATAATTTTAACGTGCCTAAGCCGCAGGCAGTAAGCGCGCCCGATTCGTTTGGCGCTTTCTCAGTTGCTGACGCAGGGAGCCAAATTGGGTCAAGAAACAACGATTTGGCCAGCTTGGTAGGAAGACTAGCTAAAGGCGGTTTAAGCCGCCAATTGATAGAAGAAAAGGCCCATTTATACAACTCTATGGGTACTGATCCGTTGCCCCGGCAGGAAGTAGATCAAACCATAAATAGCTTGCTCGATGGCACCATACCGCGCAACGAGCAGCGCTCTTCGGTAGACCAGCAGGTAGTTGGTGAGGCTATAGAAGAAGCGCAGAAGATCATTCTCAGCCCGCAGCCATTCGTGCTGCAAGATCCTGCGAAGATCCCGCCAAGGCAGTGGGTCTATGGCAGGCACTATATACGCAAATTTCTGAGCGTCACCGTAGCGCCAGGCGGCACGGGCAAGACGGCGATCACGCTGGCTGAAGCTGTGGCGATGGCAACTGGCCGTGACCTGATGGGTATTCCGACAGAGAAGCGCCGCGTTTGGGTGTGGAACTTGGAAGATCCCATCGATGAACTGCAGCGGCGCATAGCCGCGATATGCCAGCACTTTAGCGTGAGCCAGGGCGAGCTTGGTAACAGGCTTTTAGTGAATAGCGGGCGCGACGAGCCGCTGATCATGGCCACGAATGTGGGCGGGATGAATGTACTCACGCCAGCTGCTGATGCGCTCACTCAGCACATTATCGACCTCAAGATTGACTGCCTGATTGTTGACCCATTTGTTTCTAGTCACCAGCTGTCGGAGAACGACAACACTGCAATTGATCTTGTCGTTAAAAGGTGGGCGCAAGTGGCCAATGACGGCAACTGCAGCATTGAGCTTGTTCACCATGTAAGGAAGGGCAATGCGCAGGTCGAGGCCAGCGTGTCTGATGCCAGGGGCGCTAGTGCGTTAGTTGACGCTGCGCGGCACGTCAGGCGGCTGCAGCGGATGACTGCGAAAGAGGCGCGCGAGGCTGACATACCAGAGGACCAGTTTTGGCGGTACTCCCGCGAAGGCGATTCTAAAGACAACCTGGCACCACCAGCAGCTGACGATACTTGGCGGCAGATGGTGAGCGTGGAGTTGGCCAACGGCGATTCTGTGGGCGTATCAGAGCCTTGGGTTTGGCCTGACGCCTTCACAAACCTTTCACTAAAAGACGTTGAGCGCGTGCAGCGGGCGATCTATGCCAGCGAGTGGCGGGCCAGTGCGCAGTCTAGCGATTGGGTGGGGATAGCTGTGGCTACTGCGCTGGATATGGATATAGAAGAACCAGAGGTGAAGGCCAAGGTGAA